AGCTTTCATGGTTAGATGCTCAAAGATAAAATAGTAGGAGGGCAAAATAAATTGCCCTCCATAAAAAGAGCTTAAATAAAAAAATCATCCCCAAGACAAATTGCTCTTTAATTTTTTTGCCACTGTCTAAGACTGACAAAAATAAAATCCAGAGAAGATTTTCTGCTCGACTCCTCTTTTGCAATGTTGGTCTAAGTGTTGTCACTTAGTGTATGCTCTAAAGACCTTGTCCGATACAGTGTAGAGATTTTTTTTGGCAGGGTTCACAAGGTGTCCTCATCCCTCACTTTTCAGAGAATAAAATCTATCCTACTAGTGAGCAACCAAAATCAATCTGGTATTTTTTGTTATATGCTAAGTGGTACAAAAAAGGCTTTCACCAAAAAATCAATGCTTAGTAAACATATAATCATTTATCACAACAATGCAATACCCTTATATATATGAGGGTATACATAGGTATATTGTGCTACATATACAACAAGACGATAAGTAAACGATATTGTTTTAACTTTATTCCATTTAATTTAATTTCATTGTTCACAACTTGTTCAAGTGTAATTACAATTTTTATAGGGTATGAAAATTATAAAATGAGGTAAGGTATAATTATGGCTAAGACAAAAATAACAGTAGAAGAGTTTAAAAACTTTTATTTAAATATGCCTAAGGGAAATCGCAGTATAAGAAAACTGCACACAGAATTAAAAACAAAATTCAAAACAAAATCCCTTCCATCATTACCGACAATTTTCAGACACAGTAAAAGTGAGAACTGGTTACAACTCTGTAATTTGGTAGACCAGAAATCAAGTGCCATTGTTATGGAGAATATAGTAGAAAAAAAAGCAGTGCAACTTGAGGAGATAACAGACAAGTTAAAACAAACTTCCTCCTTAGCTTTAGAGTCTGTGCTTGAAGCATTCAGAAAAGGTATTGCAAGTGAGATTACAAAACCAGAACAAATCTTGTCACTTGTAAAGGCCAGTACAGAGTCAACCAAGGTTGCAAACTTACTCACTGGAAATCCAACGAGTATAAGTTCAACATTTGTAAGTGATGGGCAAGACGTGTCAGCATTAAAAGAACACATACAACAACTTTATTTGTCAATCCAGAATGACATAACAAAACAACAACAGCCAAACATAAAACTAGTGAAGGATGAAACAAAACACTGATGCATATATCTAATGAATTATTAAATGCCTTGCTTTCATATCTTGGAAAAAAACCTTACAATGAAAGTTTCATGCTTATTGATAAGTTAAGACAAGAAATAAATGCGAATGCTCCAGAGGATAAAAAGCCACAACTAAAAGAGGTTAAAAAATAAATGCCTTGTGATTGTGATTGCATACCAAAGTGTTGTGATAATCCAGAGGAATGTACTGGAGAGAATTGCAAGTGTAAGGATACAGAGAACACAGTAGACTTTGAACCAGATATGGACTTAGAGCCAACTCTTCACTAGGTCTAATCATACAGGCCACACTCTACAACCTCACTGAGAGGTCTTAAAACAGGTTTTTTATGCATTGTTGAGAGGGTTTAGAATACACTTATAAGCTAGCACAGTGACAGCAGAGAATATTCAGAGATTGCTATCAATAAATAGATTAGATTAAGAATAACATAAGCATATCATCATCAATAGATATTGTGACTTGATGGATGCTACAAACAGATACAAGTCTGGTACGATAACTTTTATTATCATACGTTAAGACAATTAAAAGGATATGTCATTGAAATATATAGACATAATATTTAGCATTAGTTAACAGTATTATATTATTACTCAATTGCTTGAGATAACGATGACTTATTGACAATATAATGGCTCAACATCGGTCATCAAATGCACAAAGTACCTTATTAATTTATATAATGTAACATCCATCTAGTCATACTACTATTGTTTGACCCCCCACCCCCCAATTTGCCGAATGACTCTAACATCCATATAGTGCACACCAACTTACCACAATAGCAGAAACAGGGGGCTTGACAAAAACAGACATGGGGGGGTATAAAAAAATTAGATTTAATATTTTTCCTCCCAATTAATATAAAATCTAGGGGTGCTAATAAACCAGTACCCCTTTTTAATTTATGATAGATAAATCAACAGAACAAAAGATTGCAGAACTAGAGAGACTAGTCGAGCAAGTAAAGGATATAGAGTCCAAAGAAAAAGCAAGAACGAGCCTCGTAGGCTACGCTAAGTTCCAAATGGAGAACTACCTATCCCCGCCGCACATTAAGCTACTAGCGAGTAAGTTAGAGGCTGTGGAGAGGGGAGATATACGCAGGCTAGCAATATTTATGCCACCGAGACACGGCAAGTCTATTCTGACATCGGAATTCTTTCCGGCTTGGTACATGGGTAGGAACCCAGACAAGTATATTATATGCTCAACCTACGCACAGGATTTAGCAGATGACTTCGGACGTAAAGTTCGTAACCAACTGCAAGACAAGAGATACACGGATATATTCCCGGATGCGGAACTATCAACCGACTCATCCAGTATGAGGAGATTTAACACAACGAAGGGCGGCGTATACTACGCCGTGGGAGCAGGCTCGGCAATTACGGGTCGTGGTGCTCACCTGCTATTAATTGATGACCCCATCAAGGGTAGAGAGGAGGCAGACTCTGCGGCAATGCGGAAGAACCTACTCGATTGGTACAGGGCAACAGCCTACACACGATTGATGCCTAACGGCTCTGTCGTCTTAATTCAAACACGGTGGCACGAGGATGACTTGGCCGGTTGGATTCTAAAGGAGACAGGACACGAGGGTTGGGATGTTGTAGAGTTTCCGGCAATCTTAAATGAGAGAGCCGCAAATATGCTAGACCTTAAAGAGGGAGAGCCCCTCTGGGAGGAATCCTATCCTCTTCCGAGACTACAAGAAATTAAAAAGACAATTGGCACACGGGAGTGGTCATCTCTATACGCACAGAAACCTTCGGTTGAAGAAGGTAACATCATCAAGAGGTGGTGGTGGAAGCCGTGGACAAGAGAGAACCCACCAGAGATGGATTACATCTTACAGTCGTGGGATACAGCCTACACAGTTACCGAGACATCGGATTACTCTGCGTGCACAACGTGGGGTGTCTTCTCTGGCGAGGGCGGATACAATCTCTTCTTGATTGATTCATTTAGAGAGAAGTTAACCTTCCCGGAATTAAAGAGCCAAGCGGTTCACCTATACAATGAACTACAGCCAGACCTAGTGTTGGTAGAGGCAAAGGCGAGTGGATGGTCACTGGTACAAGAGTTAATGAGAACGGGTATACCGATTACGCCATTCAATCCTAAGAAGATGGATAAACTGGCGAGGGTACACTCTGTGGCCCCTCTATTCGAGGGGGGAAGAATTTGGTTTCCGGATACGGATGCATCGGCAGACGTGATGAACCAGTTCGCTATGTTCCCGAATACGAAGCACGATGACTTAGTCGACTCAACAACACAGGCTCTACTGAGATTGCGTAAGGGGTGGATGGTTAGTCACCCGCAGGATACACCAATGGAAGAGGCAACAGGCCCGAAAGGAAGTTACTGGTAATGGAATCACTAGAGGATAGAGTAAAGAGACACGAGGGTTTTCGAAACTCCGTATACAAGGATACCCTAGATAAGAGAACTATCGGCTACGGCCATCTATGCGTGGAGGACTTCTGGGAAGACGGCAAAGAATACTCTGAGGAGTATCTAACGGATATATTTAAAAAGGATTTGAAGAGTGCACAAGATTCAGCAAATAGACTATGTACTGAATTTGGGTGTTCTGATATAAAGGGAGAAGCGAAGGATATTATAACAGAAATGGTTTTTCAACTTGGGGCTACAGGGGTTAGTAAGTTCAAAAATATGTGGAAAAATTTATCATCAAATAATTTTGAGGATGCTTCTATTGAGATGCTCGACTCACGTTGGGCAAAACAGACAAAAAACAGAGCCGAAGAGCTCGCAAACGAAATGAAAAAATTAGGAGTATAAGATGGCATTAATTAAAGGAGCTATTGAATTAGCTAAAAGCGGTTTAAAATATGGTATACCTTTTACATATATTAAAAATTTAGGTAAAGATATTGAGAAAAATCCAGACATTAATATTGGAGAAAGACTTAAAAACGCATTTGATTTGACTGGTAAAGATATAGGTAATGCAGTTAAATATGTAAAAGGTTTTTTTGATAATAAAAAAAACATGGGTGGCATGATGAATGCTCGTAAAAAAAATATGGGTTTAAAAATGGCTGAAGGTGGCTCTGCATTAAAACCAGTACCATCTGGAAACACAGGATTACCAAAACTAGCTGAACCTGTAAGAAACAAAATGGGTTACATGAAAAAGGGTGGTATGGTAAAGAAACGTGCTAAATCTAAATCTAAAAAATCTAGAGGAACTGGTGCGGCTATTAGAGGGACTAAGTTTAAAGGCGTATTTTAAATGGCAGTTACTCCTTTCGGGTCTGTAGACCCACTTCTAGAAACAGAAGTCACAATTATTGCAGAGGGTGAGCCAATGGAAGAAACTGTAGAAGTTTCTGATAACCTTGCCGAAGACATGAGTGATGAGGAGTTAAGTGAAATTTCTAGTGAATTACTAGATGCATTCGATGCAGATGTAAGTAGTAGAAAAGATTACGAAGAAACAATTAAGAAGGGGATGGATTTACTTGGTCTTAAAATAGAAGATACAACTAAACCATTTCCCGGTGCTTGTTCAGCACATCATCCTATGATGATTGAGGGTGCAGTACAATTTCAATCACAGGCAATAAAAGAATTATTTCCTGCTGATGGCCCAGTTAAAACTAAAATTATTGGTCAGAGAACAGATGAAGTTGTTAAGCAGGCAGGCAGAGTAAAAGAGTTTCTTAACTATCAGATTACAGAGTCAATGGAGGAATACTTTGATGACTTTGACCAGATGCTTTTTTATCTTCCTATTGTTGGTAGTTGCTTTAAGAAAGTATACTACGATGAAGCATTACAGAGACCAGTTGCAAAATTTATTCCTATTACTGATTTTGTAATTTCTTACAACACAACCGATTTAAGAACGTCTGGTAGATATACACACATACTACGATACACAGAAAACGAATTGCGTAAGAGAATGGCAAATGGTTTTTATATGGATGTTGATATGGAAATGAATCCGGATGAGGATGACTCCAATGACATTACACAAAAGATACAAGACATAGAAGGTATTACACCATCAAAGAGTTATCAAAAGGATGGTAGATTTACTATTCTTGAAATGCACGTTGACATTGATATACCGGGCCAAGAAAAAGATTTTGCTTGCCCTCACATTGTCAGCATATGTAAAGAAACAAGACAAGTTTTATCTATTCGTCAAAACTATTTAGATGACGATGAAAGTTTTAAAAGAATACAACACTTTGTACATTATAAATTTTTACCGGGATTTGGATTTTATGGTTTAGGCTATGTCCATCTACTTGGTAACTTACAGAAATCCGTAACAACCATTCTTCGCTCCTTGGTTGATGCAGGACAGTTCTCCAATTTACCGGGTGGCTTTAAGGCTAGAGGCATGAGGGTAGAGGGAGAACAGCCTGTTGGTTTTGGTGAGTTTAGAGATGTTGAGGGATACGGCGATG